CCGCTCGCCACGGGGCTTGCAACGATGTAGGCGTCCCCGTCCACGCGCCCGGTCGAAGGCGCGGCGGCCAAGTCCTTGTCGAGCACGCTCCCGATGAAAATCAGGCCGAAGCTAACGGCGGCGTCTACCATCCGCATGGCCCGGCTGTATGTGTCGGCGAAGTAAGCATCGCCCTGGCCCACCAGCGGCAGCCCGAGATTGGCGGTGAAGTCCGAGTTGATGATATAATTCTGAGTCACCTTGGTCAATGGATAATTGGCGGAAATGGTCAGACTCGTATTGCTCGCGATCCCGGAAATTTGATAAAATACGGTATCCGTCCCGATCTTTATTTCGTCGCCAATCCGGACGTGAATTAACCATGCCGTATTGACGCCAGTCACTACGTTGGTGCCGATTTCCGTGCTTACCGTTCCCTCTTTATACTGAGACATTTCTTTTTCTCCATGCTACCATTTGTAAGCCGTCACTCCGATCCAAAGGCCGGTGACTGGATCGCGTGTGCCGTCGAAAAACTCATCGACGACGAAGTGCATGTCGTAGTTCAACTGCGTGCGGCCAAATTTGTCGTAGGCCGCAAGGGTGTATGATTTAGTTTTTCCTGCGGCAGGAATCGAATCTTGGAAACTGGTGTTTGGCCCGGTTAGATACACCTGGTTGGCATACAGCCCCGGAACGATGAGACGCCTGTCGTCAGGCTGGAACTGAGTCGCACCGGTAGCCGGGTTGGTGAATGCAGACTTGGAAAAAACAGCTGGGTCCGCTGCGTCTACTTGGCGATGCACCACATAGCCATCAAAATCCGGCTCAATACTCTGCACCCATGACACCGAAAACATCCCCGTCCCATAGTCGATGAACTCCAGCGCCCAAAGCCAATGCAAGGCGGAGGTGGAAAACAAATCATTGTACGCTATCACCAGCTCCGGGGACGCATTCAGGACGTTGAGCGAAGTGTGCTGCGGAGAATATTGATTGAATTTATCGACGGCGCGGATTGAAACTCCGAACTGCCGGTCTGGCGGCAGACCATAGGCCGCATGGTCGTAAAGATTCATTTCGTAAGTGTAGATTACGCTGTGCTCCAGCGTGCGAAACACCCGGATAATCTGGCCGTCGCCAGCGATTGAATCCCAAATCATCACACGGTAGTGATCGAGCCAATCGTTCTGGACGCCCTGTCCAGCGCCACCGGAGCCTTCTCCCGCATAATCCCCTGCCGTCGGAAGAGAGATGGGAACCCAGGAAAAGGTGACATCTTTACCGTTGAATAATGTGTCTAAACCTTGGCCGAAAATCTCCAAGCCTCGCACGTTTGGTGGGGCGCCAGGCGGAGTGAAATAAAAATCAACGGTGGCGGCGGTCGCATCGAGCTCTCGCACGCCAAACTTTGAGACGGACACCGCTCGCACGCGGTAGGATTGGTTTGGAATCAGACCGCCCACCGGGAACGATCCACTCTTATGCGTTCCACGGAATTGGTAGCCGTAGTTCCCGTTGGAATCCTCGATCCCCAGATAGATTTCCGCATGGTCGAAGTAACCATAACCTTCATCCGCTGCGGCAACCGTGAATGAAATCAGGGCGTGTGCGCTATATGATGCAATGGGCGTGGCCGTCAAATTCTCGACGGACAGCGGTCGGCGGCGCGGATCGGGAAGCGTGCTGTACTGCGTTGGATCGTCGGGCAGTAGCGTATAATCTTCCTCGTAAACGTCAACGTCATATTCCGCTGCGATAATATCTACTTCATTGTCGTTGTTGATCTCCATACCCGCAATACGGAAAGGCTTTATCGCGGTGGAAGTGTGTCCAACCGCGAAGACATCGTATTTAGCTGGGTTGGGCGGCGGACCCGCAGGTGGAGTGATATTGATCGCCGTGCCCGCTACATACGTTCCAAGCCCGCTGGTGATTTCCCATACGCTGATTTCATCCGTCGAGGCATGACGAATCTGGATGACGTTCGCTTCGCCTGCCGGGGGAGCCGTCAGCGTCACGTTGTCCTTAAGCGTGACTGTACCCGCCGTACCGCTCTTTACACGGCCACTCTGGCCCCACTGTGGGAGGTTGTGGTTGCAGGCGATCACATCTCCGGCCTGGCATACAATCGCGTCTATGCTGGCCCTGAATGACACAGCGCGCCTGGTGAGCCTGGCGGACTGCAATAGATACCATCCAATTCGCATGGCCTGGCTCCGGCGAGTGATCCCCGGCAGAAACACCGCGTTCAAACGCATCGGGTCGCCAGCGTCAATCGCTGCGGTGTCAGTGACTTCGGCGGTTTCACGAATCCAGCCGTTGTCGCGGTCAATGTACTGCACCTCGACTCGATTCATGCGTGTTCTCAACGGCAGCCAATTCTCAGAAAATGTGCCGTTGATGATATTCCCCATCCCGAATTGCTGGGTCGGATTCTCCGGCTTTTCAACAAAGGGGCGAATGAGACCGGCCGTGAAATACGGGAAGCAGCGAAAAGTGGCTCCGATCCGTGTCAAGGCATCCGGCACGGTCATCACGCCGTCGAGAACAATGTCGAGAGAAAAGCGGTTTTCCGTTCCGCCGTCGATGTCAACCTGAGTGTCGCAGTACGCCGAAGCCGTCGCAAAATACGCGGCGTCAAGATTGCTCGCGTTGATGAACGCCCCGGCTCCGTATCTCGAGTTGACCATCAAATCCCAAATGCACTTGATCGGGTTGCTGGTATAAGCAGGAGCGCCACCCGTCCAGTCCTCCGCTAACTTGCCTTGCACAACCACAGCGAAGTTAGGCACAAGACCCGAGAGCTGTTCCGTGGCCCGAATGCGCAGTGCAATCAGTGCCGTGTTGGGGTAGGTCATGCCTTCATAGATTATCTCGTCGATGCTAACCACTTGCAAAACGCTGGTGTAGGAGTCGTCGTTACTCGGCCCTTCCGAAGCGTCTCGCCACTTCCGGGTGATTCTAATCTCGTATCTGCCGGATGCTGGAAACTCAATCCTAACGTCGCGGCGAACGGGGCTGTGAGTGGGCGGCGATTCGATCATGCCATATCCGTCAACCCAGCCGCGATCGAGGACACCGGAGGTCACATACCAAGGTCGGGGAAATTGGTAGAAGGTCCAGGCCGCTGGAGCATCAGGGTTGTAGACGCGATATTCGACCTTGTATAAGATCGGCTCACTCGTAATCTCTGGATTATCGGTTTGAACGTGGTTGCGGAAAAGACCGGCCGGACATGAGAGATGGATGTTGATCGCATCAACATCCTGGTTCGTCGTCAGGTAGACGTAGCCCTGAGTCTCTTCGTCGCCATTCAGACCAAAGCGGAGCTGGATTGATGACGCCGCCAAGTCAAACTCTTCATGCGTGAAATCGAACCCAGGAATGACTGTTTGGTCATCAGTCCCAAGCCTGACGTGGAGTTCCATGTCTTCGTAGTGACTGATTGGCGAACCGTTGATCGTCAACAGATCGCCCATCGTGTCGATCTGGTCTTTGGTGGCATAATCGGTATCGACGGTCAATCCCGCAATGGAATTAACCGGGCCTTCGGAAAGTGCCAGCATAATGTTCATTATGCTGTCGTCGTCTTGCGATGTCATGTAGAAGCTGATTATATTTCCACCGCATGCCGATTCTCCATAAATGACTGGAACCGGGATTCCAACATCGGCCATCGTGCGGATGCCATCCCATCCGTAGGTCGGAGAATCGTCGAAGGGGTCGCTTCCGCCCCCAATATGTTTTGGCTTCTTAGGGTTGAATGCTTGGTAAACAGAGTATGCAAACATCCCAACTTTGGCGATTAAAGTTATCGCTCCGATAACGCCAAGGTTTGACACAAACGTAACTATTGCCGCAATAATGGCCGCCCATGTGGCCGGATCAAATTTTATTTGTGGCGTCAGAATCAGTTCGTCGCCGTCGCGGACGTTAGCCTCATCAAGACGTTCTATGGAGAGCGGCCCCAGGCGGCTATGCAGCACACGATTCCCCGTTAGTTCCGACGCGGTGAAGTAGTCACGAACGTAGCTGCTCGAAAATTCTACTTCGCGCTCCGTGCGTCCCTCTTTGGAAAACAGGACCGGGATGTGGACTATTCTAATCATAACGCCCGCTTCAACCTGAAGAAAGAGTTTATTCTACGGCAATATGGCTGGTGGCTTAGATGCTGCGCAATCGCCCCATGCTTGTCCGTCGTATGGATAAAGCGATCTTCTCCAATGAAAATCCCAACATGACTGGCGACACCAGGATAAGTCTCGAACATGATAACGTCGCCCGGCTCCAATTCCTCTTTGCTGATCTCATCGGCGCAGCCGTGCGCGTTTTCCATGAGATAGTTCGCTCCGCGCTCTGCCCAGCCGCGTTCATACTCCATGTCTGGGAGATCAACTCCCAGCTCTTTGGCGAAAATCATCAGCAATCCGTAGCAGTCGGCTCCAGCGCAAGTTCGACCGCCGTCGAGAAACGGAATCCCCAAGAGAAGTTCGGTGATTTCGGCGCTATTCACGGCTGGTTCTCCTCGAAGGGATGCCTGGAAACCCGCCGTAGCGCGCGGCGTTCCCGTGCCATCGGCAGTGTCTTCGCGTCTTGTCGCAAGCGTCCACCACGCTATCCCACGTTAATGAGGCATTTCTCCAGTCCAAAGATAGTGGGGTAGCATCGGTAGATAGCGCGTACACCCGAAGGAAGTTGACTGCCGACACGTCCAGCTCGCCGCCAGTGGTGGCCCAGGCGGCCATTGGAACTGTGAAAGTCTGCCATGCGGCAGTGATGGATTGCGTCTCATTGTTCCATCCTGCTCCAGTCAGATCGACCAGCGCCCATTCCTCAATGTCCGGTGAGCCTGAACTTGTAATCTCTATTTGTGAGAGGGCGCTGATCTTCGTTGGCTGATTGCACTTTAGTTCGATGCTCAATGTTCCGTTGGCCTTGGTGAGACCCTTGCAGTCGATCGCTCGGAACTTGGCCGGGGCCATCGAGACAGTAGAAATTGCTCTCAGGAATGCGTTGCGCCACTGAATTCTAAACCGGCGCCCGATTGAAAACTCATACCAGCGCAAGAAGTTGATCGCCAACTTATTTAGCGTGCCGATTTTTATGACATTCAAAAGCGGGATCGTGAACTGCTGGAAAATATCAGTAATTACAAGAGCGTCAATATCGGCGGCCGGAATCGCCCACTCCTCTGCGTCATACGTACCGGAGCTTGTAATTTCGATCTGCCCCCTTCCGGGGTATCTTTGTGTTGGATCGCTAAATCTCAGGTCGATGATTAAATCCGCATCGTTCTCGTCTAATTCGGGGATTGAAACCGGCGCGAAGCTCACTTTCGCTTCAGCGGCGTTATAGGACAAATTTGAAGTCTCAGCGCTCACGGTTCCAAGATACAGGGGAAAGATATTAAGGCCACTCACCTCGCCCGCATGAAGCAGAACGCTGTCGGCCCTGAAGCTGGCTGGAGCGCCCACGGACGGCCAGCATCCGCCATTAGCGGTGGCATACTCCCATCCACAATGGCCGCGCATGAACTTTCTGCGCGGCACAGTTATTTCCAGCAAATCCAATTTTGAGGAAAGAGTGAACTTAACGACCGATACGTTTGCTTCAACCGAGTCGATATGTCTCTGGTCTTGGATGTAGGACGTCGGGTCGTTGAGGTAATCCGCGAACACTTGGCGGATTGTCACCGTCCGGCCAATCAATCCGTCCCGGAGCTCCAGGTGGGCCTGAATCTCTCGCGAGGCGTTGGCCACATTCACGCTTATCGTGTCGGAGGTGCCGTCTGTATCCTCACCAATTCCTTCGTGTGTCGCCGGGAAGCGCAAGTACCTCCTCGAAATGACGTATGACTTGCCGGCCTGATTTAGCGGGTGTGGAGGGGTCACTTCGATGTGGGTGTCGTCTGTGATTGCGGTGATCGTGTAGCGCGCCGCCTCAGCCCCGATCAGGATCTCCTCTCCTACCTCAAGGGTGCTGCTCCAAGATGTCCCAGAACCGACGACAGTGGCATTTAGTGCCGTTGTAGACACCGTTCCCGCCACGTCGGACGCGAAGTAAACGTCCACATCGTATTCCGCCAAAAATAGGTCTTCGGTAAGGATGTCGGAAATCGCTACGCGGTACAGCCAGATCGGCTTATTGGTGGCCGCGTTCTTCTGTGCGATAAAATTCGGACTGTCGCTGTAAGTAATTCGCATTAAGCATCTTCATCCTCGTCACAGGATACCAGAACGATATTCAGGCGCCAGAATGCTTTGGTGAAATCGAAATTGGGAGGTTCGTTATAGCGCACAGTATAAGTAAGACCGTCTGAAGGGTTGACAAAACCAAAATCCTCCAGGCTCCCCTGGCGGGCTACGTAGAAGTCGAGGTGCGCTTTCTGTTGAACCTGTGTGAGAACCGGAGTCTGAATTTCAAACCGCCAATGAATCTTGTTCGTTCTTAAACGACGCTGTTCCGCATCGTTCTCAAATCGGCTGATTGCGACCGCATAAGACGGCGTTGCCCTGAAACTCTCCCTTGCGAAACTGAATGTCGCCATTATGAGGCCGCCTGTTTGATAGCTTTACGAATCTTGGACTGCTTGGCTGCGCCGGAGGTAATGAAGTTCTCAAAAACGTTTCGCCCGGCCTTGCCTGACATCGCCTGAGCCGTCGCCTTGTCTGTCACGTAATTGTTGAGAGTGAATTCGATTACTGTTTTCTCAGCTTTTCTTGAGCGGTCGGCAGGCGATCTCATGGAGATGTTGGAGAGGTCGCCGCGCCCCATAGTTGTCTCACCGGCATAATCGGCGCCGATGCTTGTGCTGGTTCCGGCCCCGCCTCCCCCAGTCCCTCCGAACATCCCCACCAGCAACCCTACCCCCTGAAGGATCAAACTCTTCTTGTCGCCGTATGCAGTGCTCGCCGTGCCTGTGGCTAACCGCAATTCGAGCATCACCATCTGTGCGATCATCTTGGCGACCTCGTTCGCAAACGCATCGCCGATGCTTCCAATGAAATCCTTGAACGCCTCCTTGGCCGTCTTGGTGCCGCGCATGATGCTGGAGAAGAGCGTCGCCATGCTGCTCTCCATTGTTTCGGCGGCACGGGCTCCCATCGCCCCCCACTTGCCGAGCTCTTCGGAGGATCGCGCCACCTGTGCGTCAAGGCCGGCCCAGAAATCGTTGCCGGATATGGCGAGATCTTGGCCAGCCACGACTTTAGCGCGCGCCTCGGCGGCGGCGGCGGAGACTCTCAGCCTTTCCGCCTTCAACCTCTCACCGGCTTTCGTTAGGTCGTCCGCCACGGCATTCCACTTCTCAACGAGAGTCGAGATGCGCTGGAGTTCGATTTGGTAACGCATCTCGCCATCGTTGGTGAGAATGTTCGAGATTTCCGTTTCGGCGGAGAGGCGCTGGCGCAACAGGCGCATCTCTTCGGCGTCGGCTTTCGCTTTGTCCTTTAGCTGCTTCTCGTTTTCCTTCTTGCGCGCGGCCGTAATATCCTTCCAGGCATTAACAAATACCTGCTTGACTTCCAGCACGAATTTCTTTTCAACGTTCCATTGCTCCTCTGGGCTCAGGGCGCCACGCATGCCCTCTTGCCGGGCAACCCCAGCCGCCAAAAAGCCAGATGCAATCGGGTTGTCAGCAAACTTCGCTTGCGCCAAGGCCCGAAGTGACTCAATCTTTCCGCGCGCAATGGCTAATTCACCCTTCGCCGTCTTATCAGCCGCCTTCAGCGCTACCTCGGCGTCTTTATCCCACCCGTCACTCCGCTCTTTCATCATCTTTTGGAAAATGGCGGTCTTTTCATGGACCGCTTTGCGCGAGGATTCTATGTCGGACTCAGTGCGTGCTTTGTAAAACGCATTGAGCGCCGCAATCATCTCATCATGGGCGATCTTTAGGCT